TTAATTTGTTGTCCACCATTTATTTATACTCATTCAGATCTTATGGAGATGCATGAGTATTGTAAAAGAGATGTGGATACTTTAGATGAAATGATTTTAGCTTTACCTGCATCACAATTATCTGAAGCTGAACAAAAGAAATGGGAACTTACTTGTAAGATAAATCAAACAGGAGTTCCTGTAGATATTGATGCAGCTAAAATTATTTCACGCCTTACTAATGTTTATAAAGAAGAACAAAATAAGTTATTACCAAGTTTGACAGATGGGCTAGTTACTAAAGCCACCCAAGCAAAACGTATTACTGAGTGGTTAAGAAACAAAGGTATTATAACTCCTAATCTTCAAGCAGCTACAGTAGAAAAGTTATTAGCTAAAACATCTCTACCAAATGATGCTAGACTTGTATTACAACTTAGGCAAGAAGGCGGAATGTCGTCTACAGCTAAATATCAAAAGATTATAGACTTAGAATATAATAATAGGGTTTATGATAACTTAAGATATTATGGTGCTAATACTGGTAGATGGTCAGGCATGGGGTTTCAAATACATAGTCTTGCAAGATCAGGTGTAAAAGATGCTCAACCAATAATAGATTCATTTAAGGATATGAGTGTTATAGAGAATGACCCTATAACTGCGGCTAAATCTGTAGTACGAGGAATGATTTGCGCTCCCAAAGGAAAACGAATCTGTATGGTTGACTATACTTCTATAGAAAATTGCGGTTTAGCTTGGGTTGCGGATGATCAGGTTGCCTTAGCTTTGCTAAAAGAAGGATTAAGTCAGTATATTGATATGGCCGCGTTCTTGTTTAATAAAGACTATAGTAACATTAGTAAAGATACTGATGAATATCGTTTAGGTAAACAGTTAATACTTGGTTGTGGATACGGCTTAGGATGGCGAGGATTTAAAAAGAAAGTCTTAGAAGAAACAGGAATAGTATTGTCAGATGACGAAGCTATAAACGCAGTTAAACATGGTTATAGAAAGAAGTATAGAAAAGTAGTTTCCTCTTGGTACAGCTGTAGAGATGCGGCAGTAAATGCTATTAGTGCTCCAGGAAGATCTTTTGAAACATGTAAATGCAGTTTCAAATTAGTTAAGGATAGAAATGGTAATCGATGGCTACAGTTAACTTTACCATCAGGACGAGCTCTTTATTATAATGATCCTACTATAGAAGAAGGAATGTACGGTAATGAAGTAGAAGCTATGGGTATTAATCCTTATACTAAAAAGTGGATGAGGCTACAAGTAAGACCAGCAAGATTTATAGAGAATATAGTACAAGGGTTATCTAATGATATACTAACAGAAGGCAAGTATAATTTAGATGACGCAGGTTATAAGATAATAGGTTCAGTACATGATGAGCCAATTTTAGAAGTAGATAAAGACGATGACTGTTTAGAACACGTAATTGAACTAATGTGTAATGTAGGCAATTGGGCTAAGGGAATTCCATTGAGTGCAAATGGAGTAATCGAAAAGAGATATAGAAAAATGTAAAAGGAGATAATATTATGAAAAATATAAAACAACTAATTAAGAAAATTCGTAAAATAGATTCTAAAGCAGCAAAATGGTTAACTACTGAAATTGCTTGTATCAGTAAGTTAAGAAGTGAAGGTATAGAAATAGAAGAATTTTCTTCTATTAAAAAAGACCCAAAGTTGTTAATAAGTTTAATGGTTTGGAGTATGACACCACAAGGTTTTGACTATTGGGCTTGTATTGATGCTAAATTGGGTAAAATGTAAAAGGAGAATAAATTATGGAAAAGAAATGTCCAGTAACTTTAACGGGAATGGCTAAAGCTTTATATAAAAAGTATAATATACATGTAGACATACATAAAAGTTATTTAGTTTATACTACTGATAACGAATTTAAAGTAGACTATTCTTTTTATATAGAAAATATATGCTATTGTTATGACTTAACATGGAATAGTCTCAAAGGTAAAGTATTATACTATTTAAATAAGGAGTAGAAGAATGCTTGAACGCGACGTAGAACAGTATTTAGTGCGGAGGATAGCTAAGCTTGGTGGTAAAGCTTATAAGTTTTCATCACCTAGTAATAGGGCTATACCTGATAGGCTTTGCTGTCTCCCGCGAGGACGGATTGTGTTTGTTGAATGTAAGGCTCCCGGTAAAGTTCCAACAAAATTACAGAACTTAATAATTGGACTTTTACGTACGCTCGGCCATGAGGTACTTATAATCGATACCAAAGAAAAGGTAGATGTACTCTATAACACGTTAAAGGAGGAATTAAATGATAAACAGTGATATGGCGTTTGATCGTATAGAAGACATAGCAAGAGCTAGCGGTAATCAAAAACAGCGTATGCTTAAGACAGCTGATATAAAGGAATATTTAGCTGCAGCGTATAATCCTTATATTAAGTATCATCAAACTAGTAAAGCTATGGGCTTAGGTAAATTTGTATTTACGCATAATACTTTAGCTATATTAGAAATGCTATCGTCTAGAAATCTTAGTGGACTTGATGCTGATAGTATAGTTGACACTAATATAAGTATCATGACTCCTAAGTCTGGAGAGTTATTCAAACGGATACTGAATAAGGATCTTAGGTTTGGTATGGGGGCAAAGACTATCAATAAGGTGTTTCCTAATTTAATACCTACTCATGATGTTATGCTTGCTAAGATATTTGAACCAAAGAGAGTTAAATTTCCATGCTTTGGTTCACCTAAAATAGATGGCGTTCGTACTATTTATAAGAATGGTAATTTCTATTCTCGTAATGGACATATCTATAAAGGATTAAAGCGACTTCAGAAATCTCTTTCTAGTATTACAGACGTACTAGATGGCGAACTAATAGTAAAAGGTAAGTCATTTCAAGAAGGGTCTGGTCTAATACGAAATGGCAATTTTACACCAAATGCTATATTTCATATATTTGATTTACCAGAACACAAAGGTAGATTCATTGATAGACTATCTATACTAGAAGATTTAAATTTTATTAAGTTTAACGTAAGAGCAGTAATTCATAAGCAGTTAAGTGGGCAAAATTCTATATTACGTTTTTATCAAGCTTGTAGAAAAGCAGGATATGAAGGGTCTGTAATTAAACCTTTTGACTATCAGTACAAGGGTACAAGATCTTACGACTGGATGAAGATGAAAGAAGTCTTAAGTGTTGATCTCAGAATTATGGATATCTATGAAGGTGAAGGAAAGTATACGAATAGGTTAGGTGGAGTTATTGTAGAATACAATGGTCATAAAGTTAGAGTCGGAGGAGGCTTTAGCGATTTCCAAAGAAGTTCCTTTTGGCAGAAGCCCGATAAGATTATGTTTAAGACCATTGAAGTTCTATATATGGAAGAAACCGATAAGGGCAGTTTACGTCATCCTCGATTTTTAGGTTTCAGGGAGGATAAAGACTAATGATTAAAAGCCTTAAATTATTTGGGCATAAATGGAAAGTTACTAGATTTAAAAGGGGTTCTACTTTTAATTTTCATACTAAAATTCTAAACATATCATCTGGAACTTCAGATCCTTGGGAAGATCTTATTCATGAATTATGCGAAGCTACTTTAGCCCAATTATATTTTAGATATGAAGGAAGAGAAGGTAAACAATTATTTAGTATGGATCATACAGAATTTTCACAATTTTGTGATAGCTTAACTCAAGTTCTACTTGATAACGATTTACTTAAAAAGGATGTATTATAATGACAGCAATTGAAAGAATACGAGAGGAATATATTACAGAAGATGAACTTGCAGCTTTTTTAGGCGTGGATGTTAAACGTCTGCGTGATCTAAGAAGCCATCATGTAAGCGGTAAAACAGAGTTCATTGACCACATAAAACCAACTAGCCGGTGTAAATTATATCTATATAAAGACGTTCTGGGTTATTTAAATAAATGTCCTAAGTTTTTATTTAAACGATAATTAGGACCCGTATGGATCAATCTAACACTTTAAACGAACTTAAAAGTCCTTTATATTTAAGCCTATACTAAGCTATACGTTTTTATATAAGACGATTTTAGACACTTAAACGATAGAGGAGACAATCATGAAAAAGAAAACAACTACCGAAAAGTACATTGAAAAAGCGGTTAAAGAAGCAAAGAAAGAATTAGCAGGAAATACAATACAAAACTGTACTTTTAATGGACCAACTGTAAAACTCGATAAGAGTGCAATAGAAGCAATCGTTCGAGAAATCGATGCTATAGAATGTAATGCCGACGCCTTAGAACGTACTGCTGAAGCTTGCCTTGAAAATGCTAAAGCATTAAATAAAATGGCTTCTCTGTTTTTAAACTCAGATATTAGAATAGACGCAATGGTAAAAATCGGTTAATAAAGTACTTTTTAGACACTTAAACGAAGGGTGGATAATATGGAAAAACCAATAGTTTGGGAATCCGTTGATTACAGTAAACCAAAAACATATCCAAGGTATCTAAAATATTTTTTAAACAAAATAGGTTTTATGTGGAGCTATTTGGACTATGTAGAAATGAGAAAATATAAATATATGTGGGAATAAATGCAATTACATCAATACCAAAAGAATGCCATAAAGTTTAGTATAGTTAATAAAGCTGTCTTTCTTGCTTTGGATTTAGGGCTAGGTAAAACCGCGGTCGCTCTAGAAGTTATTAGGCGAACTAAGAAACCTGCCATAGTCTTTGCACCACTAAAGGTTATATACAATACGTGGCCGGATGAGATAGTTAACTGGGCACCTGAGTTAACTTATACTATACTACATGGTCCTGATAAAGATAGGCTATTTAGACAAGCATTAAGATCTCATATAATACTACTTAATTATGATGGTATGAAATGGTTCTTTAATAAAGTGGCAGCATCGAAACTTACGTGGAAACAGAGGACTCTTATAATAGATGAATCTTCTATGATTAAGTCGCCTACCACTTTGCGATTTAAATTACTCAAAAAGATGATACCACTATGGGGACCAAATAGATTATGTCTATCAGCCACACCCTCCCCTAATGGCTATTATGAATTATGGTCTCAGTATTATATGTTAGATCAAGGTCAGCGATTATTCAGTAGTTACCACCGTTTTAGGGGAACTTATTTTAATTATACCGGACCACCACTGTATAAAACTACTATAAGGCAAGGAGCATACGAAAGAATCAAGGATTTAATAAAACCGATAACTTATAGACTGGATGCTAATGACCATCTTAAAATGCCTGAAGTTACTTATAATGAGATTCCTTTGGCATTGTCAGAAAAATTAAGGCAGCAATATAAAGATCTTGAAGATGATTTTATTTTAGAGTTTCAAGGTTCAGTAGCTACTGCATTTAATGCTGCAGCACTCGCTATGAAGCTACGACAGTTTATACAAGGTGCGGTTTATACAGACGCTGCCAAAGGAGAATTTTATCCATTACATAATATAAAGTGTGAAGCTTTAAAAGAGCTGATTGATACTGCGGTAGGGCGACCAATATTATGTCCAATACAGTTTAAATTTGAACTAATAATGCTACAAGAGTTTTTTAAAAAAGAGATACCTTGTATAGCGGGTAGAACTTCAAATGAAGAGGCTAATATACTTATCCGAAAGTGGAACAAAGGATTGATGAACGAGTCATTAAAGTACTTAAGATGAAAGATGCTAATCAAGAAAAACTATTACAAGCACTAAAATATTACTGATTATTTAACCCTGGTTACTTCCCAATATCTTTGAACTATTGAATCGTCAGTATGAGCAAGCTGCCCGGTAATTTTTATAATCATATCACTGGTCATATCTTCTGTAGCTGTGTCAAAGGAATTTATATCCATAACAATTCCTTCCCATGTTCTTACCCAAATTCTTTGCTGTGTTTTTGCAGCATTTACAATAGTAACCTCAGCTTCTAAAGTCCATTTATCTTCTGATCCAGCATCAGCTGAAATACCATCAAGAACTTCTGAGCCAATTTCAAGGCGAATTGTTTTTGTATCGTTTGCACCTGAGAAAGTTCCTGAAGCTCTAATCTTTATAATTCCAAATTTAGGAACTTCATTTGCAGAAATGGTTATGGTTGACATATCAGTTTTATTAACTGTTCCTGTAACTGTTTCAGTGACAGTTCCATCTATTATTTCACTTAAACCCTGATTATCTCGAACAACAAGTGTATTTGACTCTGTATCTGTATATAGGCCCGATACTTGAGCACTTCGAAACATGTTATTTGCAATTAAAATATTATCAGAATTATCCTGAACTAAAATTCCATAATCTTGAGTTGGCGTTCCTTGGTTGTCTAAAAATATACAATTGGTTATTATTATGTTTTCGTTTCCGTTGCCTTCATCTTTTATTGTGATACCATCACGGCCAGTAATAGCTGTAATAGATTGTGCACTTTGCCCATTATTGTAAAGAATACAACCATTAATAGTAATGTCAGAACAGCCATTAACAAGTAGTATTCCCGCTCCTTTGTTCCCATAACAAACCACATTTGAAATTGTAACTCTTTCGATATCTAAGAAATGTATGCCGTCTTCGTTGCCGTGTGTCCCTGACGAATCATATGAAACACCGTTTGATATTGTTGAATCACTAAAATCACCACTAACAGGAACAAGGCCGCCGTTTCCACAATCATGAATTACAAAGTTTGTTATAGTATAGTTTTTACCGGAAAACCTAAGCCCTGCTTTTGCCGTTCCAGAAGAATGAAAATCTGATATTGTAACACCGTTACCATCAGTAATAGCAAGATTGCTGCCATAAGTGTCATCTCTAGCCCACCCGCAATCTGTAAATCTACAACCTTTTATAGTCATCTTTTGATCAGTGTCTAAAATCGCACCATTATTGACATGAATACCGTGACCTCGAGTGTCATGAATCCATAAATTCTCAAACGTAAGGTTTAAACCTTCTAAAAACTTTATACCATCAGCTTGGGTGTTGTCTGTTTGATTAGCTTTGTTTCCATCTATTTTAAAATCTTTTACTGTAATATTATCTTGACCTGTAGCGTATATAGCATAGATGTCTGTATTATCGTCCATTAGTATAGTAGTATTATTATATCCCTCACCTTCCAAAGTAAAATTGCTTGGTAAAGTTAGTACAAAACCAGTAGTTCCAATATCACTTACAAGATAGGTACCCGCGGTTAATTTTACTTTACTTACTGTATCAGTTGCAGCGTCTATAGCTTGCTGTATAACTGTTGTATCATCTGTAACTCCATCAGCTATAGCCCCAAACCATTGAGTATAAACTGTACCAACACTATTTATTCCAAAAGTTACAAGTCCAATACCATTGCCCCAATTAAAAGCGTATTGTTTAGGTGCTACTAAAAATGTTCCTAATATATTAAAATTAGCATTATTACCATCATCTTCAAAATAAAAAGGCGCCCATAAGTCTATTGTTAATGTGGCAGGAGATGTTATTCCAATTTGTATAATATCTGGCTGAACATCTATTACTAAAGTAGTTTCTGTGACGCCTATATCTGTTATAGCATCTGACATAGAACCATCATAATCTGATAAGAATTTTCTAGCCGTAGCTGCATTAGGTAATGGAGTATCAGGAACATAGTAAACTTGAGCGCCCTTACTATCTAGTACTTTAAGAGAATATCTTCCCTCTACTAATAGAGTAACTGGTGAGCCGTTATAAGTAGGGGTACCACCCGCGTTAGTACTAATAGGCTGAGATATTTCTACGGTGGTCGTATCTTCTTGTAAAGCACTCACTTGTTTTTGATTACCTACTATTTCTGGATCAGTGTCTGGCTCACCAACATATATAGAGCCGTTAGATACTGGTTTCCCTTTATCTGTTGCTGGAAAATATGTTGGTCCAAGTCTAACTATGTTACTCATTATTTCCTCCTTGTGTAGCTAGTCCTAATGACTTAAGAGAATTCATCAAAGGTTGGATAGCTGTTGCTTGTTTACTTTTAGATGCATATATTAAACTATAAGCCAACTCAGGATCAAGTAAAGCTCTATTGATTAGCCCATTTACTTGATCTTTAGAATAATTTTTTAACGGGCTAATAGTAGCTGCGGCAATATTAGCTATAGCACTCTTTGAAAAACCATGATGTCTTGCTAAGTAAGCTACTAAATTCTCAGCACGTTCTATACCAGTTCCTTTTGGTACAGTAGGGTTTGCTTCTAGAGCTTCAACTGCTTGTCTAACCATATGCATGGCTTTCATCTTTTCAGGGCTATCTTTGAATACAACTTTTAAAGCAGGATCATACTGCTTTAAGTTATTAGTAATATTTTTAGAAGTCAGTAATGGTGTAACTTCATCAACCACTCCCAAAGGAACTTCAGACACGACTTTATCAACCATAGCATTTTGTAATCCAGCTATAGCTTTTTTATTTGGCTTAACTTCTTTACTAATTTTTGTAGGTATTGCTTTTGCTCTTTTAGATAGCCTTTTTGATAAATAATGCTCATTATCAAATTTTAAACCCTCATAACCTCTTTTTTTTGCTGCGTCTAATAAATGATCAGCATTAGCCCAGTCTTCATAAAACTCTTGTATAGCAATTTCGTCTCCTTCAAGTATCTTTTTGGAATAAGCGGCATCAACATGATTTTTAGAAGCAACTTCTTCCATTATTTCTAGAGCGTCTTGTGTGCCATCTTTTAGATCTTTTATCTTAGCATTAGAAGGCGCCCGTATAGCAAAAGTATTTTCTCCAAAGTCTAATACTTCTTTAGACTTTGGATCTATAGCAAAAGTTTCTGTCCATTCTTTATTACCATAATAGGCATCAAAATCAGGCTTATTCCCTTTTAATTTACTTGAAGTAGTATGATAAAGTATATTTGGATCATCTGGTAAGCCACTTTTTATTCCTTCAAAATGCTGCATTAATTGTTTAGCAGCTTTTTCTTTTGATCCTTTTGCAAAAGCTTTAGTTATAGCTTCATTTATATCTGCGTTGAGCATTTGTGAGGCAGATGACTTCTCAAATTCTTTACTTGCTATTAAAGCACTATCAGCTTTAGTTTGCGCTTTAACTATACTATCATATTCTTTTGTCATACCGAGTTCATCAAGAGCATACTTATTATTCTTTAACCACCTATTTAAAGAGGCTTTAGTAAGTTCTCCGGTTTTAGGAACTAAAGCTTTATCTAATAGGTCTTGATTGATATGCTGCTTTAAAGCAACTTTAGCAGTAGCATTATCACCCAGAGCCTGATTAAATTCTTTAGCCGCTTGCTGGCCTTTAATACCGCTTTTAAAATAACTTGAAGCATCAGCGTCCCCCTTAAGTAAAGCTTCTGAAGTACCAGCATATTTATCAATAACATTCTTCTTAAAGAACTGCTGAGCTTGCTTAAGCTCTTTACTCCCTTGAGTACTTTTAGAAGTTTTAGTTAATAATTCAGCTAAGGACTGCCCAGGTAGTTTGAGTGTTCCATCAGCAATTTCAATTAAATCAAGCATTTCTGAAGAGCCTTGTAAAATACTAGCTTCTTCTCTAGTTAAATATTTGCCTGAGTCAGTTACAAAACCTGAGTCAAGTTTATTCATATTTAATAATTTCCAATTTGGTATTTTCATGTATGCATCTACGTGAATAGCGCCAGTATAGATTTTTCCGTCAGGACCTTTAGTAGCAGCTTTTGTTATTTTTTCGACTCTATCCGGATGAACTACTTTTCTTAAATTTTTATAAATGTCTCTAAGTCTACTAGACGGAGTTTGTTTAATGAGAGAGTCTAACTTAGCTTGTGGGTTACTAACTCCCCCGCCCTCTTTTGTTAATAAATCATCAATAGCTGCTACACTTTGAGATAACCTTTTTCGCAAACTTCTAGGATAGTTTTTCTCTTTAGCTTGACGTAGATCTTCTAGTATCTCACTTCTTAAACCTTGTAATTCTTTTAAATTAGTAACATCTGTTTTAGCTTTTTTAGCCTCTGTTAATTCCCGTCGTAATATTGCAGGAAACTTATCAGTACCTTCTGCTCTATGCTTTGGTTTGAGGATACTTTTAAAATCTTGGTATAACTTTTTAGCAGATAGTTCTTGCTGCGGAACTGCTTCAAACATTCTACTTGCTTCTTTTCTCATTAAATCTTCACTTGCTTGTAATTCTGCTTTAATAGTATCATCTATATTTATAGGAGTCATTTGAGAAGATAAAGCACTTGTCTCTTGTTCTAAAGTTTCTTTAGCACCTTCAGCAATAGCACCAATTTGTTTTTCTTTAGTAGCTAAAGGCTTTACTACATCTTCTATAGTTCCTGCTCCTTTAGTCTTTTTAATAAAGTCATTTATTGCTTTAGTATTAGATGCAGTTTGTTCTGCTTGTGCTACAGCAATATCACCCGCTGAAGCATTAGCTACTTTAGCAAATTTAATTACTCCTGGATCTCCAGTCTGTTGTGCAAGATTAAATTTAAGACCAGGAATAGCTTCCTCTAAAGCTCTTGCTTTTTCTGTATTCTTTACAATCAATGGGCCTTTATGAGTTAACGCAGCTAATACGTCTCCAGCTTTTTTCTCAACTCCTTCTGCAGATTTAGGTACTATGCCCATTAAATCTTTACCCCAAGACTTAAGAGTTTGTCCTAGAGGAACGGCTCCAGGAATATATTTAAGTCCTTTTCCTAAAAATTTAACGCCAGGAATTGTAGCTTGACCACCCATTTCAAATGTAGCTCCCATAGCTAAATCTTCAGCTGAATCTAATAAATCTAACATCATAGGCTGAGGTTCACGTACCCCTAGCATTTGATCAAATATATCAGCTAATTGATCTGCTATAGCAAAACCACCTGCACTTCCAGCTACAGCACCTAGAGGAGAAGTAATAGGGGCAGCAGGACCACCCGCTAAACCTCCTGTGCCACCAATAATTGTACCTCCTGCAGCTCCTAAACCTTGGAGTATAGGCCGTTGATACTGAGATATTAGCTGTTTAATATTAGAAGTATCTTTACCAAAAGAATCCGTTTCAATTATTCCTCCGAATTCATCTGTCTGTACATCTTTGGTACCCCAGCTACCCATAGCACCTCTAGACTCTTTTGTTATAGGAGGAGTTAACTGTTTAGGAATCATAACATTTGGTTCGTCAAGAATAGTACTATCAGAAAATATATCTGCATCAACCGATAATACTTCTTTTCCGTCTTCTATTATGCCGCCGAATTCATCAAAAGCCATTAGGGTTTCCTTCCCTGCTTACCTGTATTCTTATTTGTATAAGTACTTCCTGAGGGTAAAACATTATATTCTGCTTGAGAAGATACTAAAGGAAGATCAGCATCTTGACGATTAATATTTGAGTAGTCCCTAGTACGCATTCTTTCTCTTGTCCTATTTAATTGGTCTAGTACACTTTTCTGTCTCATATTAGCTGCAGTTCTTGTTTCTTTTAATACTTCTAACATATCAGGAATACTTAAATTCTTATCGTGAATCTTTTCCCATTTCTTAACTTCTTCAACAGACATAGCAGCAATAGATTGTGTAGCTCCTTGTGACAATTTAGCAATTTCACGCTCAATTTCTGTAATATATAAATCGTATCTAGCTTGGTTAGGACTACCAGCAATTTTACTTCTAAACAATCTAATAGGAACATTAAGAAGTCTCACATCAGATGAATAAAGATCTTCAGCTATTTCAGAAACTCTAGTTATCTGCTCATCTAAATTCTGTACAAAACTACCCATTGAAGCAGTTTGTTTCTCTAAGAAATTTATGCCACCTGCAATTGATTTAGTATCTGTTTGTGTAGCAACCACTTCTAATGCGGCTTCTGATGGAGTCATCCCTGGTTTTAAAAATTCATTGCCTCCTAAAGACTGAGCAGCAGCACGTTTTATTATATCTAATCTAACTTTAGTAGCTTCTCTACCCCGGCCTAATGAAGGCATTCTTCCAGTTGCAAGATAAATACCCGAAATGACGTCTATTTCATCATTAGTTAATTTTGCTACATCTACATCTATTCCAGTGATTTCTTGGTCATAAGCGTCTATATTAGGATCTCCTTCTGCCGGCATAGGTTTATCACCATAAGTTTCGTCTATATACTGTTGGCGCTCAATCATATGTTTTTTTAATGCAGTTGGAGCAAATTCTTTATTACCAAATATTAATCTATCAAAAGCTTTTACTTCTTTTCCTTTTGGATCTGCACCTGCTTCAATTAACTTATTTTTTTCATTCATCATTTTCTTCAAGTTACTCGGAGCATATTTAGTAGCTTTATCTTTACCATACACTGACTGCCACGCTTTGAATTTAGCTGGGTCTGTTTTAGCAAGCTCGTATTGAAGCATCTGTTTGCCAGCTTTAGGATCCTTATTAAGTACGCTGCGAATTACATCTATTTTATCCACTTTTCGTGAAGGAGATTTAATATCACCTTGTAGAGTACTTATAGATCTTTCAGATATAGATGGCCGTTTAGAAGGACTTACTTTACCTGTAGTTTCAAGTTCAGTCAATAACTCTTCCAAAGAAGATGCGTATTCTTCTTTGGAATATTCTCTACGTTTATCATACAGTTCGCCTAGGGACTTTCCTATCTGTGGATTCTGTAGGATGGTCTCAGCTATTAAATCAGGGTCGTTAGACTGATAAGCTTTTATAGCTTCTTCTTTGGAAGCTTCAAATTCTTCTTCTTTTCCTCTTTCTTCTCGTGACTCTGTAGCCTCAACAAAAAGCCCACCTAAGCCTAATAAACCTGGGCCCCAACCCGGTCCTCGCTTTGTATAATAGGGATTATATCCATTAGGCATGCTACACCTCCAATGGTTTAAGGATTCTTATTGCGTCATAAAATACATACATAAAATTATCCTTAATAGTTACTGCTTCTGGGTTACTATAATAAACTTCATCAGCCATACATCCTTGTGTAGAACCAGTTAGCCCTATTTTCTTTGCTAATTTATTCCAATCAAATAAATACCAATTAAACCCATTTATATTTCCAATCTTTTTAATATTTTTCTTTAACCTTCTATCTGAGAACATACCAGCTCCATAGGCTTGTATTCCTAAACCAGCAACACCTAGAGCTGTATTAATACCAGTTTGTTTCTTATCAGCTCTTTCTTGCTGATAAGCTGCCCACTCTTGCTCAGTCTTTAGGGTATTCGCTATCTCTCCTTGACCTAACGTCTGTCCCACTCCTGCTATACCTTGAGCTATTTGAGGAGCATAGGACGGCATACCTGCTATACCCTGAAGTCCGCCTAACTGTTGATTATATGACTGTAGTAAAGCTTGATTCTGTAACTGAGCATTATAATCATACATTGCACTTTGAACATTGCCTGACCTAAGACCACCAGTAGCTGAAGCTTGTCTCATTATAGATTCTTCTCCAGCTTGTTGTCCTCCCATAAGTTGTTGGTATAAAGGAGAAGCCATAGTTTGCTCTATAAATTGCTGTTGAGACCCTTCTCCGCCTTCTAGGCCATAAAGTCCGCCTAATTGGGTTAAAGCCCCTTCTCTAAATTGTTGAGGCAAGGCTTCACGTTCTTTTAAATAATCAAGAGCTTCTTGCTCTGCATTTGCCATTAAGACGTAGCCAGAGGTAGGAGAATTTCTAACAGTTTCTCCAAGAGTTGGTGAACTTTCTCCTGTAGCTAACGAATCACCTTCCGGAGGAATAGTATATAAATTTGTTCTACCCGGGTATTCTTCTTCTTCAAAATCTCTATATAGTGCCATAATAACCTCCTTACTTTATTTCATGAAATTGTATGATTTTATTTATTATTTGCATCGTTTTCATACTTTGATTAAGTGGTACTGATGCTGTCTGTGCCAAAAGAATAAGTACTTTATAATCTTCTTTTGTTGGTTCAATTTTCTTTGGTTCAATTTTCTTTGGTTCTGTTTTCTTTGTCATTTTATCTCCTAATATAAATCATGAATAACTCCACCGGAATCTTTATGCACAGTAACTCCGGCATCAGTTGAATTGTAAACAGAATCATTTGGGGCATCGGCATCTGCGGAACTTCTTAGCTTTAAAAACCCTTGTCCATCAATATACATTCCAGTTGCTTGACTTGCAAATATTTTGAAAAAAGATTCAGTCGGTAAAGTAGCTAAAGCTGGCGCATATGTTCTTGTTAATGCAATATAATAAGCATCTGTAATCGCATTTCCATCAATATCTTCGTCATCTTTTGTCCAATCTACTGGAGCAGAAAATACAATACTTCCGCTATTTAAAAACCCATTAGTATTATCTTTTTGTATAACAAGAGCCGTCCAATTACCACCAGCTTTTGAATACCAAAAATCAAAGGCAAGGTTTTTACTTGACCCTATTGCAAGAATTACTTGAAGTATTTCAAATTTTGAATCGCTACCAAATAATGCGTCATCTCCATTGCTGTCAAACAATTCTACATCAACTGCAGGGTTTATAAAAGCATCGTCGCCACCTCCGCCACTATTTACTCTATCGACTGAAGTTCCAGATGTTGTTTCATATCCATATCCGGGGTCTTCAGAGTCAGCGCCAAAAACATCTAATGCTCTTGTAAACCCAGGCAAAACAACTATTGCATCTTTTGTAGCATCACTCGCATTAGTTGTTGTACATACTATACCAGCAAGTTGAGTTGTAATATCTGCATCCACCGCTTCAGCATCGTCTATTTGTATTAATAAATTAGCTGCAACATCAGCTGGTTGTAACGCTCCTGATATATAATTTATTTGCTGAGCAAGAACAGTATTATATCCATTTGCTTCTGCCTTAATTATTAACCCAGATACGTTATCTGCGGCTGCATCAAGTTCAATTTCAGCTACATAAGGATTTATAAATGAATAGCTATGTATTTCAAACTTACCTGCTGCCCCTGCTGAAAATTCTGATTCGTTACCATCCCCAGAGATATAGACAGGATGCATAAACAGCCCCCATGTTTGGGATGCCAGATCATCTGTCCAGTTCATTCCTTCCACAATAACATTATCTGCATCTATCCAAACTTTTATTTCACATGTTGCTCCGGTGTTGCCGTCTAAGTCAAGAGAAACTAGCCATTTATTATCATCTGCATCGGATTCAGTAAAAACAGCGCCAGCGGTTCTAGTGAACAATGACTCTTCTGCACCCCCTGTATGATCATACGACCCAACAATGTCTGCGTGTTCTGGAGCGGACTCTCCATAATTATGAAGAATCATACCTGTTCCGAATTGAGCTGCTTCAGAATTCATACCGGCAATATTGCTGATATGCCCTGTTACCCAAACATGATAAACATCAGTTAACAAACTATCACGTAATTGAATTAAAAAGTCTTCTTGGTCTACTGCCCCTATTATTTGTAAGCCATTTAAATTAGGATTAGATAAAGTTAATGATAAATTTCCAATTATATTTAATTTATTATCTGTATTATTCCAATTAAAATCTGAATTATTTTCTATAAGAAAACCATTATCTGCGAAAGGTATAGATCCGTCAGAAAAATCTGTAGCTATTTCTTCTATTTTTTGGTCAATTTCTACATCTACCTTATCAGATAATGTTACTAAACTACTAAATAAATTTAGATAATCCTCTACAAGAACATCTGGCCAGTCAGTCATATCTTTTAACTCGACTGCACTAGGTATTATACTTTTAAGTAATGATTGTGTTGTTGGATCAGCCATAAAATACCCTGCATAAAGCAAAAGCCATACGTGAAGAAGTGACTGTACGAAATTTAAAACCTATCCAATCTCGTACATAGCCTAAACGCCGTATAATAAATCGTTTACTATAGTCATTAATAGTACTATATGTAATCCATTGTTCTTGACTATAAATTATACCATTATATGTTGCTGATATAGCTACTGTAGCATCATCAACTATATTAAAACCTGGTATAGTTTCTATTTCTAATGAGTCAATAGACTTAGTTTCAATATTTAAAAAAGGAGTATATAAAAGCCATTCAATTTTATTTCCGTATTGAGTACATATAGACTTATCTAGTTTTCCAATAATATTAGAAAATTTATCACCATATATCCAATTAGATATTCTACTATCAAATATACCATTTATTCCTCTATAAGTAGTAGTACTAGTTCCTGTTTTTAAAATAGACCAAGCAACTTCTTTTCCGAACTTATTAAAAATAGTATCATTAAAGCATAGTGTAATATCGGGTAAATGTATAGTAATAAATGTAACATCATCCTCAACTCTAGATTCCATACGCATGTCAATTAATTCAGGTTCAGTATATTTAGCAATTAACTTATCTACTTCTCTTATTGATATTTTAGTTGCTTTACCTACTGTAATTATATAAACTGCCACACTTTCTTTTTCCCTTCCTCCTGTTATATAAAACTGTCCTTTAGCTTCGCATTTAGCGTGAGTAGCAACAATTCCAATTTTTTGCGCTCTAGTCTCAATTCTTTGAAATGCAAAATCATCTGTAGCAACATTTACAAAATATTCTAAAGAATATCGTCCCCATACCATTACTTTATTATCTTGTGTTTTTGATACACCTAAAGTAGGATCTGGAGAAAATAAAGCTGTCGAAAATTGTAAAGAATCTATCGATGTTTCATCGTCAATATCTGTATGATAAATATATTCTCCATCAGTTAAAAAATAATAGCCATCTACCCATACTCCATCAATTGGATTACCTAAGTCAGAATCTGTTATTTCTACGAAACCATCAGTAGGGCCATATAGCCACATTCTACCATCTGCTATAATTGCTTGAGTATTAAAACTATATGGTAATGCTACTTGTTTAGTTCCAGAAATAGTACCTAAAGTAGTAGAGATACCCCCCGTACTTATTTCAATAAATTTAATACCTGATACTCTAAAATGATTTGTTTGTCGTTCATTATAAATTGCTCCTCTATCTAGCCCTATAACTGTGCCAAAAGAATCAAGTCCAGGATAAGTTAACATATAGCCTTTAGCATTTAGTATATCTTTTTCTACGGCATACATATTTACTGGTAATTGATCGCGATAATCAACATTTGATTCCGTTTCATCGCCTTTTATTAATGTTAATTTAGTATCTGGCATAGTTATACTTCCGTTATTTCTACTGTAGTTAGTGAGAAATTTATTAATCGTGTTGTTTTTCTACCCGTACTTGTAGTTATTACTATAACTATTTGATATAAAGCCTGTACTTCGGATCCCGTTCCGCCATCCGCTTGTACTTGATAGTTTATATCTTCATCAGTATTAGAATCAGAAACTATAGTTAAACCGGTATCTGCGTCTATAGTATAAGATGCGATAGTTTCATCATCTACTAGATTTAGATATGCGTCAAAATGCTCAACATAGTCATTTATATCATCTACAACTAGTTTCTTTGTATCACAAGAGACTGGGGGTTCAGCAGTCGGAAAAAAGAATCTTCTATAAGTATTCCTAAACGTATTTCCTGAACCTATAGGCATCCTAGCCGGATACTGAACTTCATTAACTTCAGCGGTCTGTGAATTAAGAAAAGATGAAGCAAATTTAATTTTAGCTAATAAGGATGGTGTAGCATCCTTACCAAAATCAGATAATAGATTTGCGGCTAACATAACTTTATAAGATAGCCAGAATCGTCTTTTTAAATTATGGTTAGAACCTAAATCTGGCTCATCTTCAAAATTATAATTAGTACATATATTGTGGCCATAAAATTCAGCAGCCATATCTTCTAGCCTATCTAAAGCTAAACTATTATCGCTACCAACTGGATTTACAGTAATACCAGAAATACGTAATTGAGTATACGCACCAGCTACTATATCTGCTTTTGTAGTCATAAGTCACCTACTTATTTAGGATCTCTGCTAAATATTGTTACTTTAGATTCTGCTTTAAGAGGGTCAGTTTTAGACGCAGGAGTTACTGTCTTAGGATCCCCTTTTGGTTTAGCTTCAAATGCCATTGCTTTAGACTTAGGAGTTTTCGGTTTAGTAACTTCCGGTTTAGTAACTTCCGGTTTAGTAACTTCCGGTTTTTCCCCTTTTACATAACCCCAACCATTCTCTAATTCATGCAGATATGAAAATTCATTACAAATTTTAAATGCATTACCTTTATAAAGTACAATTGCCATTTTCTTTTCCTTTATAATAGGGGGCCATATAGACCCCCTAGTTTAAGAGTTAATATTAACTATCCAGTTACAGCTAAACCAGAAGTATTATGTACTGGGTTAGTACCGTCAACATAAGTTCCAACGGATGCTTCTATTAAAAGATCGCATAGTACACAAGAACAATTTTTAAGAAACAGAACACCTGCTGTCTGAGCTGCACTAGCTCCAACTGCGTGAGTAGGATCAGCTGCAGCCAAAGTTGAATTGATAAAAATACAGTCTTTAAAAATCAACCATCTTTCAATAGCTGTGGCTCCATTAACGTACACCATTTGAGCCGCGGCGTTGCCACAAAACTTTGGAAAAATACAATTCTCAAAAAGTCCATCCCTAGTTCTCTGACTGGATGATATGTATAATACCATGACATTTGGTCGTATAACCGCACCTACAGTTGTAAGTGAAGAAACTCCAATCATACAATTATAGAATTGTGGGCTATCACCTGTGAGTTTAAGATCTGCTGCATCAGTATCAGCAAGATGTGTAAGTTTCTGAATTTCACAGTTATGATATCTAGCATATTCTCCAGTTTCCCATACTGTGTACCGAGATTCAGTTAAAGTATTAGAACTATTAAACTTAACTCCAGTAAAAGTATTACGGACACCTGTATTCTTGAACAAAGCAACATCGTCAGTATCAGTTGTTACACCCATACCGATTCTTGCACCTGGGCCGTAATGGCCAAGAGCGCCGTTATGCCCAATAGTGTGCACCCGACTTTTGCTAAGTGTTACCATTGCAAGTTCAACAACTTCACTATCTCCATCAATGTGGATTACATCGTTGTTGTTTGATTTAACCCTTCTAATAGCTTCACTGTAAGTACGTAAAGCCTTACCCCATGTTTCACCATCATGGGCATCACTACCATTTCGGTAATCAACAAAATAATGATCTCCAGGCCCCATGCCGTCTATCATCGTTTTAATCTGACTTCTTGATACCTGTAAACCTGTATGAAAAAAGTTTTTAGTCATTGTTTATCTCCTTGTTCTGGATGGGGAGTTTCCTCCCCATCAGGAAAAGTGTCTATGCGAAAGTGTATAACGGTGATGTACCATCAACACCCGCGGTGCCTAAGATGATCCAACCAGTAGTATCATCAACATAAAAAAGCGTGACTTGATCACCGATTACATCAAGTGCCATTACAGACCAACCATAAGCGGTTGTTGGTGTCAAGTCCATATCATTGGCATCTATCGACTGAAGTACCAGTATCTGACCAGGTTCACCATCTGGGAGAGTCAAAGTCGTTACTGCTCCGGCGGATGAATCTAACTTAACGACCGGATAGTCTAGTGTAACAATAGCTGTTGTCGCTGCTAAAACTTGAGTATAGGTAGAACTTTCTGGATACTCTGTTGTTTTTAAGTGATGCCTAAATTCTAAATAATTTGCTTTTGCCATTATTATTTCTCCTTGTTCTGGGTGGGGAGTTTCCTCCCCACCAGGATTAATTAATGATTAATAAGATATTGCAACTCCACACATTGATGGATTACATATTGTAATTCCGTACCATATGAAAATCCTGTATCTAAAAGTCATATCAACAAGATTACCATCATAAACCATGTATAACTGAAGGCCATTCGACAATGTATCAGTTATAACCTTCATACCCTCGTACTCTTTAAAAAGCTGAGCAGGAATACTTCCACCAATTACTTCAACTGCCGCCTGATCAAAGAACAAGTTAGTCTTTGCACTAGCATCAGTATTAAGTCTTGTAAGAGTAGCCGCATTCAGTATTGCAGTATCGATATTTGCATATGCTGCTTCAAGAGTGGTAATAGCTGCTTGGTCTGCTGCAATCGGTTTAGGATAAATTTTAATATGAGTACTATCAGTAATTTCTATAACAGTAAATGTCATAGGCTGGTTAGTATTAGTTTTATCCTCAAGACCAATAGCATCAATAGCCACTGCGCTATTCTCAAGCTGGAATTTATCTCCAACAGTTACAAGAGAAGAATCATTAACAACAAGACTTGCTTCACGATAATCAACGTTTGTTACAACTTTAGTAGTAGCATTAACGGTACCACCTGAAGGTACAAATGCTTGAGCACCTGTTACTGTAACAGCAGGATCAGCCCCACCAGTAAGATTGGGAAGGTAAGAACCTACGTGGACATTAAAACCTGCAATATTTGTGCCAATCTGACCAGTCTTCCATGTATCTTCAGGACGACCCTGAAGGGTCTGACGACCTGCTAAGTCCTCACCAAATGTTAAGTTAGTACGATCATTTAAAATAAAATGAGGCTGTTCGTAATATCCCTGCCTCTCATTCATTATTGCCTGACCTTGTGCAATAAAATCATATCCACTCGTAGCATTGGAACGATAAAACAGAGTAGCTTGCGTAGCTATTGCAGTTGCAATATCTTTATTAAGCTCGGAAGCCTGTCGTTTACCAGACTGTGTACCTCTTCGTTCCCAAAACCTTTGAGTCCTTAAGTCATCTGCGCGCATCTTAACAAAGTCATTGTTAGGATCCCCAAGAACCGCTGGATAGGTTTCTTCAATTATTCCAGTTTCTTCTCCTGTAAGGTCCCAACCTGATATGATCGGTGCATGCTGCTGAACGGGATACCAAATAACATTACTTGCGTCTTGCATAGTAGTACTATTTGGCTCATGATAATTAGTTAACTCAATTAACTGAGTCTGTTTTCCATGAGTCTCCTTAAACTTTTCAAACATTACCTCTGCTATTTTTCCTGCACTTAGTGCCATTTTTCTATCTCCCTTTAAAATTAGTTTTAGTTAAGTTTAGTTTCAATCATTTTAGTACACAATCAAATATCCTTGATTAAGGAGACCATGTTTAACCAACATGTGGGTTATCCCGATTTTATTGTTCGGTAACAGTTATATCCAACCATTTACATCTATGCCTGCTATTTTAGCTTCCTTTTTAGCATTATAAGCTGCTTGAATATTTTGACTTTTATGAGCAGTATCATATATCTTTTTAAATTTACGTGATAAATTAGCATTTGTTTTACTGCTATCGCCCTTAATATTTTTAGACGGCTTACGAGCATTTGATTTTTGTTTTCCTTTGGTTGTTTTATTTAGTCTCTGTTTATGCCCTCCCAAAAAGATAGCTGCACTTAGACCTGTTTTATCTTCGGCTAATAAACTTTTAAACTCCGATAAAGCTCCTTTATTGCGGCCTAAATAAAATACAACCTTTTCTGATCCTTTACCTAATATAGATATAATATGATCAGTTACTTCACTTCCTTTGCCGTTAATAATAGAATTAATGGCTTCTCTAACTATAGTATCTGATGCTTTATATAACTCCGGGTCAATACCATTCTCAGCAATTAATTCCCCTGCTCTATCATAATGGGCATCGACAGCCTTTTCTCTTTTCTTTTTGATATCCCTAATAAAAGTCTCTGCTCTATTTTGTGAATTATGAGAACTGAGTACAGCCTCCATATGTTTAGTATTATATTCAGCAACTGCGGCGTTATGCTCATCTCTAGTTTCGTAATCCTCTTCTTTTGGTAAAACTAAAGTTTCCGGTTTAGTATACTGCGTAGATTGAGCAGATTGCATAGTTGCAATAGCAGTTTTTAAGTCAGCAATCTCATCTTTCTGATCAGATATACGTCCTTTCAATTTATGCTTAGTTTTAATATGTGCTGCAATAGGCATATCGCCTTTTGTATCCGACTGCATAAAATCAGGTACATTGTTATCATCCTGACTGTTATCATCCTGACTGTCATCATCCTGACTGACGTCATCCTGACTGTCATCATCCTGACTGTCATCATCCTGACTGTCATCATCCTGACTGTCATCATCCTGACTGTCATCATCCTGACTGTCATCATCCTGCTGTGCTAAAGCTTCATTTTCTTTTTTCAATTCTTCTAATGTTTGTACTTTTGGCATGTTAATATTTCCCTTGTTATAAGGTTAACCCTATGAATCCATAGGTAGATTTAGGTTTTAATACCGTTTTTAGCATAAGCTATTGATTCTTTCTTTTTATTTGGATAAGTTTTTAACGGTTTTCTTTTCTTTGGATTCTTTGGGTTCTTTTTCTTTTTCTTTATTGGTTTTTTCTTAATCACTTTCTTTTTCTTTTTAGGCATACTAACTCCTTATCCAAATCCTAGTTTAATTTCTTTATCCATTTTTTTCAAATGTGGTAATTGGTATACCTTAGCTGTATTATCTAAATGCTCTCCAAAAGCTTTTATATTTTTCATATTAATATCTGCTCCAGTTTCTTGAGCATCTACTTGTACTTCCATTCTATCAGTTTGAGCTTCAAAGACATCTATCTGTCTTTTTGCTTGCTCATTCTGAACTTCAAAATTCATTAATATGCCTTCACGTTGTTCTTTAAGTAAAGCAGCTTGTCCTTTTTTATCCTCAGCTTTTGCTAATACCATTTCAGGACTTGGCTCTTTAGCTTTTTCTTGAGCTTCTTTTAGTTTCTGTTGTTCTTCAGGAGTTTCTGGTTTACGTACTCCCATAGTAACTAATTGCATATTAGCGTAATCTCGTATATCATCAAAATCAACTCCATCAGTTAATTTTAAAATTTTAAGTTGTAGAATTTTTCTCATAGGATCTGTTGCATCTATTCCTTGGGCTAATTTTTCTAATCGATCAATAGTCTGCTCTTTCTGAGTTGCATGATCAGGCCCCATTTTTGTAAGAACATCAAATTCTTTATTAAAAATATCATTTATAATAACTACATCCCCAGTATCTTTATCTATTACAGATTTTCTAACATCTATATATTTTTCTGTACCATCTGGGCGTAAGATTCGTTCACGTCTTGGAGTATCATAAATTTCAGCAGCTATAGATTTATAAACTCTAGCGTCGTATTGCTTTGCATACTTAAAATTCTTTTGGTATACTAATGATTGCATATCTAATCTTGCTTGCAGAGCTAATATGGCTTTTCCTGATACATCAGGATCAGCTATATCTTGTGGTAACCCAGGATTAGCAACATCTTCTACAGCTGATTTTGTTAACTCTATAGAAGCTATTAAAGCTTGTGGAATAGTTTGTTCAGGCATTGTAGCAACTGGTCCCAAAGGAAGATCCATTCCACTGAGATCTACTTTATTTTGTAATAAATAAGGAAAGTTATTATCTATTCCTGTTATATTATACATATATTCAAAAGACTTTATTTGCTCAGGATAGAATATAGGTTTTAATCTCGGTGACTGAGATACTATATCGGCTAGGTAAGACATTTGAAAGTTTCTAAGTCGTTGTGGATCTTTAGCTAATCTAGTGACACCTTCATAATGTTCTTCTCCTTCAATCCAGGCGTGCTCTCCGTAAATTGGTACTACTGGGATATGCTGACCCACAATAACTTCTTCTGAAAATATGTCTTGACCGGATGCTATATATTTAGTAACTTGATACCTTTCAACTTCATCCTCACCTTCTATTGTCCATCCTTCATCTAAAAGGTCATCCATTATTTCTTCTAAATTATCTTCGGTGATATCCATAGTTTCACCGAATATATCTTTCATAGTAAATACTTTAACTGTAACTTTTTCCTTATGATAAAAAGTTACAACATAAATCTTTTTACTTTCACCTAAAGTCCATGGAAACACATATGAATGCTGGGGATGTTTAAATGAATCAGTAGACATGGATTCTGGCTCTTCTCCTGTTAATTCTTCTACTAATTCTTTATAACCCTCCTCAGTATAAGCTGTTAAAATACTCCAATATTTTGCGTCAGATTTATCTATTAATTTTGCATTAGGATCACATAATGCAACGTTATTAGCCTCATGAATTGGTCGTCTTTTAATTACTTGTTTATTATCATTTCCACTAATTGACTTATATTCTGTATATAACTCCCAAGCACCAAATCCACATACTACAGCATCTTGCTTGCCATAATCATAAGACTCTTGTGTTTGATTATTATTATCATCTGCTCTATATAAACCATCTATTAACTCTGATGAGTCATTTCTTTTTTCGTCTTTAGGATAAAAATCTATTTGTATTGGATTAGTATACAAATCTGACATTATTTGCCTACCAGCTTTTCGTAATATATTAAATTCACCACGATAAGCTAACTGCGTTTCATTTAGTATATTATCATCCCATTGAGTGACCCAATAAAAAACTAAATCATCAGAAGCATTTTCTCTAGTAACTTGAGCTGCAACATATGCTTTATCATGTAATTTTTTTAGTTCGTCTAAATCTAAAGACATAGTTTATCCTTAAGCTGCCCGTCTGCGTTTATTAATCATTGGTTTTATAGGTTGAGGCATTATTATATCAATTGTATTTTGTATAGGAGGTGTTTTAAATAACATTTTAACACTATCTCCTAAATTTGGTGAGGGTAATTTAAATTTACTTTTCATTATATCTTTTGTGTATAATTCTAATAAACCATTTGTATTAGGTTTAATAGGTAATTTACAAAGTTCAGATCTTAATTGCGTTAATTCTGCTATATTAGATGAAAAGGATATTAGTGTATCTGGATCTTGATATACCTTATGAATCACTGCTTGATAAGTTCTATATATTCTATTCCTTAACTCATAATAGTACTGAGCTCTACAATTTTTAAATATCTCTTTATTAGTTTTAGGTTTATGAATAGAAACTTTATCTGCGGGTTCATAAACTTTATCAGGAAAATCTACAGTTTCTGATCCTTTATACTGTGCCAAAAGAGTTGACTTTCCTTCAAAGGAATCGTTGATTTGTCTATTGAGTCCAATCCCTAGCCCATCACAATCCCATATAAATAAATCGGCATCATCAGTTATAGCTTTACCAACTGCCCAATCACCACCTTCATTGACGTCGCCAGTTTCTTTGGTACAAGCTTCTAAAACAACAGAACCATGCCTAAATGCATAGGCTTTAGGATCAACCCCTTCATCAGAAGGATCATGAGAAGACACTCTAATACCAATAGGACTAAAGCCAAGTTTTTCATGAGCATCAATACACGCATCAAACCATTCTGCCTTGATTAGAGCATGTTCAATTGAGTCATTAAAATCACCTTCCCATATATGGTCATATAAAGCTCTAGGCAGCGTTTCATAATCATGTAAACGTTCTTGTTCAAGAGTGTCGGGAAACCAAGGATTATCTCTCCAATTAATTTTTACAATATAATGTAAGTTATCTTCATAAAATCCATTAGTATTTAACTCGTCTATATAAGGTACTATAAAACGTTGTGAAAAAGGATCCATTCTACTCATAGGATTACCAGATATCCACAATTCAGATTCTTCTTCTCTAAGTGTTGGAGTTAATATTTTTAAACTTTTGTCTGAAATAAATTGTCCTTCTTCAAGCCAAAAATAATTAAACCCAAACATAGATTTAATTGCATCAATCGATCTTGCAATTCCTCTAAATCTAAAACCTCCTCCTGACCCCATTTTATAATCAATTTTATTATTATAATTTTTAAATCCTGGAATCTCTAACCTACTTATTTCTGTTTTTAATAAAGAAAATACACTGTCATCTAAACTATTTTGAAACTCTCTCAGACATCCAACTAAAGCATTTTCAGTTTGTACTTTCATCGATAGCATATCTGCAAATGTCATAGACTTTGCACCACCACGACCACCATAGGCAACTTTATATCGCTTTTTGGTTTCTACAAATGGCCGTAATTTTCGTGGTACTTGCAATTTTAACATTTATTTACCTAATGATACTATGTGTATCATAGACTCTTTAATAGAAAGTCCTATTAAAGTTAAAACAGCAGCAACTACTATAGTTATAATAGAAGCTGACACAGTAGCTGATATCTTATTTCTAGTAGATAATAGACCTTGTATAAATTTACTATTATCTCTCATAGTTTCTACACCTTTACGAGAATCCCCATCTCCAATATCTGTAATTACATCAAAGAAATGATTTAATTCTTTAGCAGTATCTTCTGATATAGGACAAATTTTAATCTCACATTCTCTATCCTTAATCGCTTGTACAAGAGGTTCGATCTCGCTTCTAAGGGCTTGACTCACAAGATCTTTTAACTTCAGTTTTTCACTCATAATTCCTCTGATCCACTTTTGTTGGCATCCACTATTGTAACTTCCCATTTATGAGACTCACTCCCACCTTCAGACTGTACATCAGTTGTAAGTAAAGGATTCCGTTCCAATAAGCTATTTAATATTTCGGATAGTGTCTTTAAAGTTCTAGCTCCTAAAACCTCACTAGCATCAATAGCATTAGCCATTTCAATAGCTTTATATAATAATACTGTTTCTAATTCAACATATTTAGGACCCAAAAATTTTTGTTTAAGAATAGAAAACGCACGGGTTTGTATACTAGTTTTATTTCCTAGTTTTTCTAATACATCCTCTAAAGATTTAATATCAGTTAAGTCTAAAGAATCTTCCTCTGCCAAAGGAAGCATTTTCCAATCTTGAGTAGTGTACTTAAGAATGGTCATCGATACTCCTGTAGAAGTAGATATTTCTTCTAAAGATGTACCTAAAACTTCATATCTAAATTTAAGTAATTCCCAATTAATAGTGTCTGCCATAGCTTTATTCCTTAAAATACATTTCCAAGTATATTTGTATATATATTTTCAAATACATTTCCGAGTAACCCATTAGAAACTTCTGCCGCCAAATCATGAAAACCAACAGTCCAGGGTAAGACCCTTGTGTTTCCTAGAGTATCGTCGTTAAAAGGGTAGTTCGCATCACCTGAAAGATCTGTTCCTTGTCCTTGTGCTGCTGCATCTGAAGGATCAAGCAAATAGTTGTCTGCTGCGGCATTTTGAAAAACAACCCCGCTTGTAACGTTTGTCGTGTCTGTTGTTGGTGTGCCGCTCAAGTTTATATCATTGTCTTGGTATATATTATTAACTACAATAGTCGTGCCGGTCACCCTAAGCCCAACACTCACGTTGTCAACAATGGTGTTATTATAAATATATCCTGTATTAGCATTTTCTATATTTATTCCTCTTGTTTTGCATTCATAGGCTAAATTATTTACCACATATGTAGTAATGGCCTGGCTTGAAAATAAACCCATACCGGCACCAGAGCCAGCATTTAGAGCTTTTAATACACATCCAACCACCCTCCCGCCAATGTTATCTGTTAAATCTGCACAAAACCGAGTACTATTATTATTTGCATTGTGAATATTGCAAATGTCATATACACAAGCATAAGATTCTATCATCCTCAAGCAACTTGCGCTTCCGTCTTCAGTACAGTTTAACACAAAGCCAGCCCCAGGAAGACCGCCACACTCATGTCCTGCTGCGGCTCTGATCACTCTATAATAATCTGAATTTGTGGTAGCCCCCGAAAAGACTATTTTTTGATCAAAACTCGCTGAATCAGCATAACAGTCAAGAACTTCCCCTTTTGTAGCTGCGACAAGATTATTATCTGTAGCCGCTTCCCACACTGGAAGGCTTTGGTACTTTCTTGTAACGCCGCCAAAAGTTGAGGTGTTATAATCTAAGGGTAGCACTCTTGAACTTGCCATTTACAATCTCAATTCAATTGAACTCATATTCACAATTTCATTTGATTTATCTGTTACAATATTGGCCTTGCTAATATCTGTAATGATATTCTTATCAAGAAAAGGCTGATATTCTTTTTCATTATCCCTTATGTCTGATTCAGAAATGCTGTCAATTTTAGTTGCATCACTTAAAGATATTTTATACTTTCGTTTCATGAATAAACCCGGTTCTTTAAGTGCCATTGCTTGCACCCTTGTCAAGCCAGAAACAGGGATAATAAGTAATGTTTTTTTATGTATTTCACCATGCTGCGTATTTATTGGCATTACATCTATAATATCCCCTTCTTTTGCTCTGTGGGCTTCCGGGTAACTTTTCCCTAAAATTAAAATATGCCAATCCATGATTTATGCCTTATACCAAAAGAAAAATATTATCGATTGTGATTTCCCGAATCTATTAACCCTACTGTGGCGGTACCTGATGTGAAGTCTCCAGTCTCAACCCCTAATTTATATAGTATTCTGGCTCCTTGCTGTATAAATTCTATAGTTTCTGCGGTCCAAGTTTTAATGACTATCCACGTAACGCCATTATTAATACTACCATATAATGTGATAGTGGCGGAAATAGAATCCGTATCATCTATAATTACTAAACCGGGGCTTTTTAAAAACATCGGTTTAGTAAACTGATTGTGAGCAGTGATATCTTTAAATTCCTCTTGATACACAGTTACCTCCTTATTTATAATATATCTTTAAAAACATTTGTAAAAACGTTCGTGTAAACATTTGTAAAAACGCCACCCACAGTATCAATTACTCCATTCTTTATTCTTGTTACTGCCCCGGAAAAAGTAAGCTCTCCGTCCATTGATCGCAAAGAATGAAAAGACAAGATATTTCCAGTAAATGTTAAAATTCCACCAATTGCACGTTTCAGGCTTTTACCCTCTCCAATCGCACTTGAGAAAGTTAACTCTCCTGCAGTACCACGATTAAATGATCGTTGTCTTGTTACCGCTCCGGCAAATGGCATTTTTAAGTTTCCGCAGTTACAGTTAATTGATATGTGTATTCTATCTCATCAAGATTAATCACATTGTCAACAGGGCTGAAGACTGACCTGTCCAGCATTGTTCCGGCCGGTGTACCATCATCAGAAAGTAAAGCATGCTCTGCAACTGCATGTGTGCCTGTGAAAGTGATTGTCGCAACAGATTTATAAATGTTGGCGCTTGCGCCTTCTTCATCCGTTCCGTCCACCCTGGCTTCGATTTCAGCCCCAAGAGTTGTATCTGTGTTATCTTCCGCTGTATCATCAGTCCCGACCGCGTGCCATGTAAAAGCATCCATAGGGTTTGCTGCCGAATCTTGCATGGAATCAACTAAATAAGCTGCAAATGCAGTTGTAACAAGACGACAAGACACCAAGCCTTTGTTTATAACTTTTCCGGCTCTGGTATGCTTACGGGACAAGAACCCCCATAATTCAAATGAATTTTTCTTACAAGTCTTTTTAAGACCTTCTAATATTTGCTCAACGCTTAATCCTACAGGTAAAACACCGCATTCAATTAAACGTCTTGTTTCAATGTCGTGGATTTCTTCACTATTGATATTCGGCCTTTCGCTTGCCTTTGTCTGCATAATGGCTCCCTTTTTTTAATTTCGCCATTGTCTATTTTTGCCTGTATCATGGCGCTGTGTTTTCTGCGCTTACGATCAGGGATTATCTTGCCGTTTTTGTCGCGCATATTTTTATGGTTGTAATATTTAAAAAATCTTGTTTTGAACCAGTTGCTTGTGCAAATAAGTTTTAACAAAAGGTAAATAAAAACTGCCCAAAATACAATAAATATGAATATAAATATAAAATCAATCATAAGTTCCCACCTATTGATCTATTAAAACTCTTTTGTCTAGTTACTGCTCCTGACATAGCTGGCAAAGATCCTGCCACGTCTACTCCAACTGGGCCACCGCCAGCGTCAAACTCATCAGCCCCCGGATCTGGAGTGCTTGCATCCCTTGCATCTCCATCTATATCATCGGTGATGTTTGGATTACCATTAGTATCAAGATCGGGCCAGCCCCCCGCTAAAATATCGCTGAAATGTGCGGCATCAGGATCAAGGTGCAAATCTTCTTGGCCGGGTGTTACATCAAGAAATATATTCCCCCCGGCTGTAACCCCGGCATCGGCAAACTCATGATTATGCGTTCCGTTTGGTGGGTCATGTGTAGTAACAGAGTAAAACTCATAATCACAAGTTACATTAGCATTAGTTCCATCATTGTATGCCCGCCCACCGGCGATACATACATTAATATTGTTAAAAAAATCATGTGTTCCAAGGGCACACGTAAACCCCCTACAACCAGGAGCATAAAAGGAATTTGCATATACATACGATGTAACGTCTGCATCACTGACATCTAATATATAAACTGAGTCTGCGGAGGGATTGTCTCTTACTACAAAATTATTGTATATATGTGCTACGCTTGTTATAGACGGACCTATATCAATAGTCTGTGCTGGCCCATTAAACCTATTAACAATAGCGTTGTTATAAACCCATATTTCAGCCGAATTTGATTCTGTTTTTATGGGACGACCAGCTCCAGATGTTAAAGTAATTAAAAGATCATGTATTTTAACCCTTGTGTCCCGACTTCTAAAATCAAAATCAATTAAAGCATCGCAAGTGGCGTTGTCAAATTTCCCATCATGCCTTACACCATCACCACCTGCTTCAGTGTTTCTAATTTCTATATAAAACCCGGCATCCTTATCAACCCAACCATCAATCGTAAATAAAACCCCGCCTTGATCATATTGACCATATACTTCAAGGATGGAGTGCTCATCTGCGGCATCTGCGGCGCTTCGTGCAGCTTCCCAAAGTTCAGGGGTAGTATAATTGCCGTCATAAGCCCCTTGGTTTATGTCGTTGGTCCATTCGTCATTTGTGCATAATGCATAAATTGACATTATAACATATCCCCTATGGTCACGAATTCGGTTTTGTTTAATGGACTCAAAGGCACTTTATCAATAAAAATGCCATTCGCATATCTCAAAGGATGCTTTGGATTATCTTCCACGAGTTTCACTTTTTCGTCAGAATCAACATATACTGCTATTTTTTTACCATCAACCAGAACTTTAGATATCTCGGTTGTGGCGTCATCGCGCTGCTTATTTACTTCTGCCTTTGTACCTTTCCTTTTTATGGCTCTAACTTTTCCAGAATCAAATAGGGCTTGGTCCCATGGAGAAAAAACATGACCCTCTTCAACAACACAAACAATATCATCAAGCTCGTTTATCCCTGGCCTAACCCCTGCTATATCTATAAGAATTAATAGCGCCATGATTACCCCTTAATTAACATTAAGACCAATCCGCCCGCAGTCCACGTCTAAAATTCTTCCAAATAGATTGTATAATTTTCCAAAACGCCTTTCTTAATGCCGGTTGATTTGGGGGACCATCTGTTCTATATCCCAAACCGACCTCATTAGAATAATCACTTTCAAGGGCGGGCGTTTCATTGTCATACGCCGTTACAGCAAAATAATGATCTTTAAAGTCGTCAAGACCGTTCAATGTAAATTCTGGATTATTAGCATCTGATAAACTTTCTACGGGTACAATTATCGGCGAAGATCCCTGAAGCGAAGTTAAACCATCATAGGGCACACCTGAATCTATATCATAATAAACCATATACCCTGCAAGGTCCGGTTCGGTGTTTGCATCCCATTGAAGTGTAACATCAGCACTCCATGCACTCGATACAAACAAAATTGATATTGCTAAAACTAAAAGTATTTTTTTCATGCCACTCCTTTAATTTTTCTTTCTTGGGGTACTTAAGGTCTTGTGCATTTTAGCCATTTTAGCTTTACGAGCCTTTACAGCTTTAGCCGTTTTAGGAATAACTTTAAGTATGGTTTCTGCGAGTACTTGTGCTCTTTTTACTTTCTTTCCTCTTTTTAATTTTTTACTCTTTTTTACCGGCATAAGTATCTCCATCTTTATTAATATGTTAAAATACTCATCTTTCGATATCTTTTTATATTACTATAACATATTTTGATAACTTTGTAAAGCTTTATTTTACCGGGATAACCATATATGTCCGGACCATAAAATAAAACGTAAGCACTAGTTTTGGTAAAGCTGGATACTAGCATAAGAAGAAAAA